TCACCTCTCAACACCACGACGAAGCAACCATCACCGTCATGTTCCTCGGGCACCTCCGCACCGTCCGAGTCCCTCTCGATGCCCTCGCACCACGAGGAGAAAACTGATGCCAGCCGGCGAGAACCCGGATCGCGAACTCCTCCTCAAACTCGCCGAAGCCATGGTCGAAGTCCTCGGCAACCTGTTCGATGGCCGCATCCTCTCAGACGACCAGGAAATCGCAGCACTCAGACTCGAAATCGGCTACCGTAGGCAGCAACTGCTCGGCGCATTCGACCACGCCAACGGAGACAAATGATGCCAGCCATCTTGGACAAAGCGGTGAGTAAGATTCGGGCTCGCGGCGTCAAGGAAAGCTCCGCCTATCCAATCGCAGTTGCGAGCCTCCAGCGAGCCGGAGACCTCAAGAAAGGCTCCCTTGCTGCAACCGCGAAGGGAACCAAGCGCGGTGCCATGACAGCTAAACAACGCGCCGCAACCCGTTGACTGCGTTTCTGGCCATGCGACAGCGTCTTGAAAAAGAACACTGGTGAATCATGCCGGGACACGGTGGCAGGCGTCACGGCGCCGGTCGCAAGCCCGGAGTGCCCAATAAACTCAGCTCCGATGTCAAGGCAATGATCCTCGGCGCCCTCGAGGATGCTGGTGGCCGTGAATATCTTCTGGCGCGGGCAATTGACAACCCAGCCGCGTTCCTCACGCTCGTCGGCAAGGTGCTACCGCTGCAACTCGCCGGCGATCCAGACCATCCAGTGCAGTTCGTCGTTCGTGGCCCATCACCCGTTGAAAGCGCCAGCGATTGGCTGCGGCTTCATGCACCGCAAACCATCGACGCTGATGAGAACGACTGAGCATCGCGCGCACCTGTTAAGGGTATATTTATGGGTAATGAGGCGAATGGTCGTGCGGAGCATCAGTAAATACAGGTGTTTCCTACCGTTCGCAGCCAGATGTAATAGCTACCAATGACTCTGACACTCACCATCGAACCGGAAATACAAACCGTCTGGGAACCACAGAATGGCCCTCAATCGGCGTTCGTGAATTGCCCGATCTTCGAAGTGCTGTTCGGTGGGGCCAGAGGCGGAGGTAAGACGGACGGCGTACTTGGCGATTGGGTTCTACACGCTGCTGATCACGGCCAAAATGCTATCGGCTTAATGGTTCGCCGCACGCGCGTAGAGTTGGACGAGACTTTCGAACGCGCTCGCGACCTCTACAGCAAGATCGGCGCGCATGCGACATACAGCCCGCGACGCTTTGTGTTTCCGAATGGCGCTCGCATCACCTACGCCTATCTTGAGCGCGACAGCGACGCAGAGACCTATCAAGGCGCCTCATACACCCGTGTATACGTCGAGGAGGCCGGCAACTTCCCTTCGCCAACGCCGATTATGAAGCTGATGGCGACGCTGCGCAGCGGAGCTGGCGTGCCGGTTGGCATGCGGCTGACAGGCAATCCCGGCGGTCCCGGCCATCAATGGCTGCGTTCGCGCTACATCGATCCAGCGCCCATGGGATGGAAAGTGCTGACGGATGACACAGGGCTCGAGCGCATCTACATCCCGAGCCGCGTGGGAGACAATAGGTTTCTCGGCGCAGATTATGTGCAACGTCTGCGTGCGTCTGGGTCACCTGAACTGGTGCGAGCCTGGCTTGAGGGGGACTGGTCGGTCGTCAGCGGCGCATTCTTCCCTGAGTTTGAAATGTCCCGACACGTTATCGCACCGAGGGCTTTACCAGAGCATTGGGCGCGCTTCCGCAGCTTTGACTGGGGATCGGCGCGGCCGTTCGCCTGCCACTGGTGGGCGGTGTCTGATGGCAGCCTCCACGACATCGCCCGCGGTGCACTGGTCAACTACCGCGAGTGGTACGGCATGCGGCCAGGCGAGCCCAACGTCGGGCTGCGCATGACGGCCGAGGCAATAGCCGCTGGCATTAAATCCCGCGAGGTTGATGACCCAGCGCCTATGACAGGCGTTGCTGACCCCGCCATGTTCGCCGAGGACGGCGGGCCATCCATTGCGCAACGTATGATTGGCTGCGGCGTTATCTTCCGGCCGGCGGACAACAAGCGCGTCGCGGGCCGTGGCGCGATGGGTGGCTGGGACCAGGTGCGGGCCAGGCTCGAGGGCGACGCCGACGGCAAGCCGATGCTGCTGCTGTTCTCCACCAGCCGTGATCTGATCCGCACACTGCCGGCGCTACAGCACGACGACGCACGGCCAGAGGACGTAGACAGCGACATGGAGGACCACGCGCCGGACAGCGCTCGCTACGCCTGCATGTCGCGGCCGTTCGTGCGCGATGCGGTCAAGCCGGTCGTCGTTGACACCTGGACGAGGGCGTTTGAGCGTGCTGGCTCCGGCGGCGAGCCGGCAGGGTGGCGTGTAGCGTGACACCAGAGGAAGCATTTCAGGAGACTGTCGCCAAATGGGAGGAGCGGCTGTTTACCGACACCCGCCAGGGCAGAAGTCTGTTCGCGCACGGTGCAGCATTCGTGCTGAAACGATTGCAGGATGATCTTACGGAGGAGGGGTGGGAACAAGTGCGCGCCGAGATGGCGGAATTTTGCGAGACGTATCGTGTCGAGAGTGAGCGTCAAAGGAACCGTCCCCAGATGGTGAAGATACGCGAGGCGTTGGCTCGCGGCGAATGGCCCAAGTGGGATGATGAGCCGCAATGACCGACCAGGATGTGGCGTTCGCGATTGCGCAGTGGTGCAGTGGTATCACGCAAAAGGAAATCGCCGGGCACTTCGGGTACAAGGACAGCTCGTCAATTAGCAGTGGGATTGATAACTTTGTTTGGAAGTACCACCGCATCCCGCACAATGGCGGCGGGAATATAAACCGCAAGGCATTGGCTAAGATCGCGTTCTATCACTTCATGGCGCAGCGTGAGGCCGCATGACCGACTACACGCGGCTGAGCGGAGCGGAGTTCCAGCGGGCGGTGGGCGCTGATCCAGAGAAATGGGCCGAGGCGTTCCGGCAGCGGGAGTTGCCAAACATCGACATCGACACGGACGAGATAGCCGCTTGGTTCCGCGATGCGATGGAGGCTGCGGTCAAGGCGGCGAAGCCCGGTCTGTCCGATTAGCCTCTGAGACGTGGTCTGTTAGCGCGCGGTGTTAGCGGAAAGCCCAGCAAATCGGGGTATCGCGAACGCTCGATCGGACGTCCTGTTGGGGCAAGGTCAAATGACGCACCTGATTGCCATCACCTGCCCGTCCTGCGGTAAGCCGCGCATCTGGGGCCGCGTCTGCGGGCACTGCGGAGCGCCGTGATCTGGTGGCTGCTGCTTGGCCTGGTGGTGGGCGTGCTGATCGGGCACCTCGGGACGATGGCCTACATCGCGCGGCGCTGGCCGTGGGGGCGATAACGCTGTGACGATCCGGCTACTGACGGGTGACGCTAGGGACGTGCTGCCGACGTTGGCGGATGCGTCGGTGCACTGCGTGGTAACGAGCCCGCCGTATTACGGCCTGCGCGATTACGGCACGGCGCTGTGGGATGGCGGGGATGCGGCGTGTCAGCACAGCGTTGCCAGGATCAGCGAGCGTAGCCGTGTGCAGCACGATGTCTATGCGCCGCCGAGTGGCTGGACGAACCGCGATGCAACGCCGCCAAGGGTGTGCTCATGCGGTGCGCGGCGCATCGACGCCCAGATCGGCCTGGAGCCAACGCCGGACGCCTACCTTGCGGCGATGGTGGCAGTGTTTCGCGAGGTGCGGCGCGTGCTGCGCGACGATGGCACGTGCTGGGTGAATATGGGGGATAGCTACGCGAGCGGCGAAGTAGGGCGGCACGACCACAAGCAAGCGGCAGGCATCTGCGTGGGTGATGCGGCGGCGGGCCGCAGCTTCATCGGGAATGGAATGGGCGCTCGTGAGCAGCGCGCGTTATCAACTGGGTTGCCGGCAAAGAACCTCCTGCTGATGCCGGCGCGGCTGGCGCTGGCGTTGCAGGCGGACGGGTGGTGGGTGCGGTCGGACATTATCTGGGCGAAGCCGAACCCGATGCCGGAGAGCTGCCGCGATAGGCCGACGTCAGCGCATGAGCATGTGTTTCTGCTGACGAAGCGAAGCCGCTACTACTATGACAGCGACGCTGTGCGTGAGGAGGCGATTAACGAGGGTCGCGTGGTGTCCTATGACGGCACGCAGAAGAACACGGGCCACGAGAACCGCACATATCCTGGCGCTAAGCCTCGCGACATCGTGGTGAGTGGCCGCAACCTGCGCAACGTCTGGACGATCGCCACAGCCCCGTATGCCGAGGCGCACTTTGCGACCTTCCCGCCGCTGTTGGCTGAGCGCTGCATCCGTGCCGGCACCAGCGAGCGGGGCTGCTGCGCGGCCTGCGGGGCGCCGTGGGTGAGGGAAATAGCATCCGACAGCGCCGCTAATAGCCGCAACGAGAGGATCGCTGATTATGACGTTGGTGGCCTAGCGAAAGGCTCGTCTGCTGATCGTGTCAGGCGCCTGGATGGCAAGAACTATGAGCATGTCCGCAGAGTTACAGGCGGCTGGGCTGCCTCCTGCGCGTGCGGTGCCGAGACGCAGCCGTGTGTGGTGCTGGATTGCTTTTCGGGAGCCGGAACGACCGCATTGGTTGCGGATCGCCTCGGCCGGCACGCGATCGGCATCGACCTGAGCCACCAGTACGTCGAGATGAGCCGCGCGAGGCTCGAGGCAGACTGCCCGCTGTTCACCTCGTGGGCGCCGGCGGAAGACCCGGAAGAAGCGCGGATGCGTGACCTGTTCCAAGACATGGCGGCGGACTGAGCGATGGATATCGGCTTTGTCTTCTGGTTGCTGATGCTGCTGGCGATCATCTTTCACGTTGGGGGATACTGGGGTCCGTATGCGGGGAACCCCGGCTATGTCCGTTTCAACGGCATCTGGCTGTTCATCCTCCTGTTCATTCTGGGATGGCGCGTGTTCGGGTTCATCATCCGTGGCTGATGTGGACACGCGAGAACTTGACCGGCGGCTGCTGCACCTGGAGTTGGTGGTGTCGCGGCTTGCGGAGCAGGTGAAGCAGTTACTGGAGGACGTGAACGCGCTGCGTCAGGTGCGGCAGGAGGTCGGTCGAGATGTTTAGAGTGGCACTCCTTAGCGTCCTCGCCCTCGCGGCCTGTAGCCAGCCTTCGCAGCCCGCAGCGCAGGCGCCTGCACCGCCGGTGCAGAGTGCTGCCCAGAGTGCGGCTCAGAGCCAGCGGACAGAGGCGCAGGCGGCCAGCCGCGACAGCTCGGCGACGCGGGATCAGATCAAGGGCGTGCAGGGCCGGCTGGCGCGAGATGGCTTTTACCAGGGGCCGATTGATGGTGTGTGGGGACCGGCGACGGCTGCTGCGGTGAGCCGGTATCAGCATGCGCACGGTTTCGAGGAGACCGGGAAGCTCAACCGCGAGACGCTGGATAGCTTCACGCCGCCATGAACCTCGTCGCCCTCCTTGAGGCAGCTGGCTGTCCAGGCCCCCTAACTGCGATGGATGTGCTTTGTTTCGCTCTTGAGGAGGTGATTGATGAGGCTGAGGCCGGCCTCCTAAAGGATGGCCTTCTCGCTGATCGCGATAGCATCAGGGAGCGCATCCTCCATCCCGATAATCGATATCTGCTGCTGCCATGAACCTGCTGCTTCTCGTCATCATCGTTCTGGTGCTGTTTGGCGGCTTTGGCGGCTACTACGGCTACAGCAGTGGCTACTATGGCCGGGGTGGATTCGGCGGCATCGGGCTGATCCTGCTGATCCTGGTCATTGTGCTGTTGTTTGGTGGGGGCCGTATTTGGTGAGCGAGTTGCCGACGAACATCTGGGTGTTTCCCGACCTTCATGCGGCGCTGTGGAGCGATAAGCCTGATGCGGTGCGTTATGTGCGAGCTGACCTGTATGAGGCGCTGATGGAGCGGATGCGGGTTGTGCGTAGCTGGAACGAGGCGCCGTGTCTGGACCCGTTGGGGACACCGTAGGAGCTATCTATGGCGACGACGATTGGCGGCACCGTCACGAGCGTGATTCCGATCGAGTATCAGGACCAGCACGGTGCGGTGATGCCGGCTCCGGTGGGCGACACGGTCACCGTGCAGAACGACAATGGGGAGGTGATCGGCGCGAGCATCGAGGAGGATGGCCTTGGCAACAGGAGCCTGGTGTTGAGCCCGGTGCAGCCGCCGCAGGCAGGGGCGCAGGCGACCATCACGGTGAGCGACACGTTAGCGCACGGGCAGACCATCACGACGGCGCCGGAGACGTTCG